GGTGTTACTAAGGTTTACGATGACGCTGCTAACACATATACTTTATCTGTTACTCAAGTCGATATCAATTCTGATAACGTTACTGAAGGTAGCACTAACCTCTTTACCACTGCTGCTAGGACTCGTACTCATATCAGTGTTAGTGGATCTCTAGCATACAACAGTGGCACTGGTGTTATTTCATACACCACACCTGATACTGATGGTGTTTCTGAAGGATCATCTAACCTATACTATACAGACGCTAGAGCAGACGCAAGAATCGCTGCTGCTGACACTGGAGATCTTACAGAAGGATCTAATCTATATTACACAGATGCTAGAGCAAGAGCTGCAATCTCTGAGAATAGCACACAACTAGCATACAACTCCACTACTGGTGTATTGACATATACTCAGGGTGATACTGATACGGTTTCTGAAGGGTCATCTAATCTTTATTATACAGATGCTAGAGCAGATGCAAGAATTGCTGCTGCTGACACTGACGATCTATCTGAAGGGTCAAGCAATCTTTACTTCACTAATGCTAGAGCAGATGCACGTATCGCTGCTGCTGATACTGGAGACCTTACAGAAGGAAGTAATCTTTATTATACCAACGCACGTGCTGATGCTCGTGTAGTTGCTGGTATCACTGGCAAACTTGATGCTTCTGCTGTTAGTGCTTTCGGTCTAACATTGGTTGATGATGCTGACGCTGCTACTGCAAGGACAACATTAGGACTTGGGTCTGCTGCTGTTGCTGCAACTGGTGACTTTGCTACTGCTGCACAAGGTACTTTAGCAACCAACGCACTCGCTGCGTCTGCTGTTAGCACCTTCGGTGGAACTCTAATTGATGACGCAGACGCTGCTGCTGCAAGGACAACTCTTGGACTTGGCACTGCTGCTGTTGCTGCTACAGGTGACTTCGCTACTGCTGCACAAGGTACCAAAGCAGACTCTGCATTACAAGCAGAAACAATTACATTAGCTACCCTCAAAGCTGAAGTCGCTGCGTCCGCAGACTTTGCTGCCTTCAAGCTTAGAATCGCTGCTCTATAAGTAAATGGCAAAACCCACATCCAAATCTGAATTAAAAGAATATGCTTTACGCAGGTTAGGTAAACCTGTACTAGAGATTAACGTCTCTGATGATCAATGTGATGATGCTATTGATTATACTATTCAGAAGTTTCAACAGTATCATTACGATGGAATGGAGAGAGTATATCTTAAGCATAAACTCACCCAAACTGTAATAGACCGTGCAAAGATTGCTAATGATACCCCATCCACATCAAAGGCAGGTAATGATGCATGGCAAGAAGGTAATGGATATATTGAAATACCAGATCATATACATTCAGTAGAAGGTCTCTTCTCTTTTACTGATAAAGGTACTGCAAACATGTTTGATATTAGATATCAAATGCGTTTGAATGATTTGTATGACTTTACGTCTACACAGTTTTATCATTACTATATGATACAACAACACCTAGGAACAATTGATTTCCTTCTTGAAGGAATCAAACCTGTTAGATTCCAATCAGTGCAAGATAGATTATATCTTGACTTTGACTGGGGTAGTGATGCATTAGTTGATCAATTTATGGTTATCAAATGTTGGAGAGCATTAGACCCTACTACATGGACAGAGATATATGATCAGTTGTGGGTTAAAGATTATGTCTCTGCTAAGATTAAGAAGCAGTGGGGTCAGAATCTTACTAAGTTTTCTAATGTCCAAATGCCAGGTGGTGTTACTCTCAATGGAGAGATGATTTATAATGATGCAGTCCAAGAGTTGAAAGACTTGGATGAGAAGTTAAGATCCGAGTGGGAAACCCCACCGCTAGACATGATAGGATGACATGGCACTTAACACGTATTTTACGCAAGGTACAACGGGCGAGCAAGACATGGTTGAAAGCCTTGTCATTGAACAGATTAAGATGTTCGGTAAAAACGTTTATTATATACCTCGTACATTGGTCAAAACTGATAGTGTTTTCGGTGAAGATACTATGTCAAAGTTTGAGGGAGCGTTCGAGATCGAAGCGTATGTAGAAGATACAACTGGATTCCGTGGCGATGGAGATATGTTTTCTAAGTTTGGTGTGCAGATATCAGACCAAGCAACCTTTGTTATATCACGTACAAGATTTACATCAGCAGTTGATGATAATGCAACACTAATAGTGGAGGGTAGACCAAATGAAGGAGACCTTGTTTACTTCCCACTTGCAAACAAAATTTTCGAGATTCAATTCGTTGAGTATGAAGTTCCCTTCTTCACGTTGGGTAAGCAATATACTTGGGGTCTTCGCTGTGAGCTCTTCCAGTACAGCGACGAGGACTTCGATACAGGAGTTGCAGCAGTCGATGCAATTGAAATCGATTACTCCAACGTCATCTCAATCAACGTTGCCGAGGGTGGAAGTGGCGACTTTGTTGCTGACGAGACCATTACAGGTGGAAACTCAAATGTCACAGCTACTGTTAAGAGTTGGAACTCTGCTACGAGACAACTCTTAGTTTACAATCGTAGTGGTATTTTCAGTATACCTGAGACACTTACAGGTGGTACATCCAGTGCAGCATGGACAAGTGCTACATATAATACACTAAATAATACGAATGATGACTCTCAATCTAACTGGGCAATAGAAACTCAGGCAGATGGCATCATTGATTTCTCTGAGGGTAACCCCTTTGGAGAGTTTGGAAATAAAGGAAGTAGTATCTAATGTTAGGAACATATTCATATCATTCTATTATTAAGAAGACAGTTGTCGGTTTCGGCACACTGTTTAATAATATTGAACTGCGTCGAGTTACCAGTGGTAAGACAGAGGTCATGAAGGTACCTCTTGCTTATGGTCCTCGTCAGAAGTTTCTAGCTCGTCTCAACCAGGTGGGTCTTAATAAGACTTCTACTCAGTTGACATTACCTCGTATCAGTTTTGAGATACAGGGGTTTAATTATGATGCAACTAGAAAGGTATCACCTACGTCTTACATTAGAAAGACACAGAGTGATGGTAAAGAAAAGAAATCCTTCATGCCAGTACCATATAATTTGAATTTTGAATTGGCAATTATGGCAAAGAATCAAGACGATGGTCTTCAGATTCTTGAACAGATACTCCCAATCTTCCAACCCAGTTTTAATATTACAATGAATCTTGTTGAAGAGATAGGAGAGAAAAGAGATTATCCAATTACATTGACATCTATTGATTATGAAGATGTGTATGAGGGTGATTACGACACACGTCGTACATTAGTTTACACTTTACAATTTGTTGCGAAGACTTATCTATACGGTCCTGTTTCTGATGTCTCTGGTGAGATTATCAAGAAGGCTATTGTGGATTACGCTAGTAAGACAGATAGAACAGCACCACGTGAGGTACGTTACACAGTTGAACCTGATCCAGTCACTGCTGATGCAGATGATGACTTCGGATTCAACGAGATGACTTCCACATTTGTAGATGCTAAAGACTGGAATCCAGTAACGGGGGCAGATGAGTAACTTTGATGGAATCGAAAAAGCATTGGATGTCGAGACTTCGCTCATCCCTAAAGAAAACAAGAAGTTGGATATCGTACCAACGTCAACTAAAGATCAGCTCAAGAAGGATTATGACTACACGAGGGGTAATCTCTACTCCCTTATCGAAAAAGGTCAAGAAGCGGTTGACGGAATCTTGGAGGTGGCTCAAAGCAGTGACCAACCAAGAGCATACGAAGTAGCTGGACAACTTATTAAGCACGTCGGTGACGTTGCAGACAAGCTTGTTGATCTTCAGAAGAAGGTCAGTGATATAGAAAATCCGAAAGGAGTTTCTTCAACAAAAGAGGTTACTAACAACACCATGTTTGTTGGTAGCACAGCAGAACTTGCTAAGTTTCTAAAACAAAAGCAGGATAAATAATCTAGTATAGGTATTTTTAAACCATGTCGGTATTAAATGTAATTGACACACAGACAATCACTGCCTCTGGCAATGGCTATATTGTAGTCAAGTCTGGAGTGCTAAGGGTCTATAGTGCAAGTGCATCTTCTATCCAGATTGATGACGGACCCGCAATCACACTTGCAGCAGGTGTCCCTGAGTTAATCTCATGTGGTAAACCAAAATCCTCACGGATTAAGGCAGCAACTGATGCTGCTACTATGGTCGTAACAGTTGACCACGGTGGCACACCAGCACATACCTTTGCAGTAGGAGACTATATTGCAACTGTTGATGGTGGTGACACTGATGGATTCACTTCTGACTTTGAGTCAGCAGTAGGATCTGGAAAGAAAGTAACTGCAATCTCAGATACTACTATTACAACTGACTACGATTCATCTG